CAGAAGGAGTAGATACCTTTTTACAAGAATCAGGTTCATTTGCGCAAAGTTCTAACTATGTTAGAGTAAGACAAGTAAATACCCCAACACCAAACTATTTTAATAATGATGGAACTGCAAAATCTGAATATACAGCTTCTTTACCTATTATAGGATCAGGTTCATTTGATGGAGCTGTTGGTAGAAATATTCCTGTAGGAAGAGCAGCTAATTTTTATCAAGATATTAATAATATTGATACTCAAGGATTAATAGGATCCGATTATAATAATGCAATTGCTTTATTATCTAGTCAAGATGATTACCAGTACAATGTACTATCAGTACCTGGTTTAACTAATCAAGACCATGCGGGTCAAATCACTACTGTAATGAATAATTCAATTACACGAGGTGATAATATTGCAGTAATTGATCTAGTAAGATATAACCAACCAATTGCTACAGTAACAAACCAAGCAGGAGGTATTGATAATAGCTATACAGCTACCTATTGGCCATGGTTACAAACAGTTGATCCAAATTCTGGTCAATTAGTTTATATACCTGCTTCTACGTTTATACCAGGAGTATATGCGTTTACAGATGCTTCAAGTGATCCATGGTTTGCACCCGCAGGTATTACTAGAGGTGGAATGGGACAAGTTGTTCGAGCTGAAAGAAAATTAACTTCTAATAATAGAGATACTTTATATGAAGCAAATGTTAATCCAATTGCTACATTCCCACAACAAGGAGTAGTAGTATTTGGACAGAAAACATTACAAAAAGCTGCTTCTGCATTAGATAGAGTAAATGTACGTAGATTATTAATTACACTTAAAGAATATATTTCTCAAATTGCAGATAATTTAGTATTTGAAGCTAATACAATTGCAACTAGACAAAATTTCTTAACCCAAGTTAACCCATATCTAGAATCAGTACAACAAAGACAAGGATTATATGCTTTTAAAGTAGTAATGGATGAAACAAACAATACACCAGATGTAATAGATAGAAATGAGTTAGTAGGACAAATTTTCTTACAACCAACTAGAACAGCTGAATTTATTATGTTAGATTTCAATGTATTACCAACTGGAGCAACTTTTCCAGCATAAAAAATAAAAAGACGAATATTTATAATAAAATAAAAAAATAAAATGGCAGTATTAAACCCAAACGAAATATTTTTCACAGCATTTGAACCAAAACAAAAGAATAGATTTATCTGTTTTGTAGATGGATTCCCTGCTTACATTATGAAAGGTGTAGGAGCTGTAACTGTATCACAAGGAACAGTACCTTTGAATCACATTAATGTTCAAAGATTTGTAAAAGGTAAAACAACTTGGGGTACCATTCAGTTTACATTATTTGACCCAATCACTCCATCTGGTGCACAATCAGTAATGGAATGGGTTAGATTACACCACGAATCAGTAACTGGTAGAGATGGTTATAGTGATTTCTATAAGAAAGATCTTACAATCAATGTACTAGGACCTGTAGGTGATATTGTATCAGAATGGATCATCAAAGGAGCAATGATTACAGAAGCTTCATTTGGAGATTTCAACTGGGATACTGAAAATGCTGCTCAAGAAATTACAATGACTGTACAACCAGATTATTGTGTATTAAATTTCTAAAAATTTTACCCACCCCTAATTTGAAAAATAGCTTGGCTTCGGCCGAGCTTTTTTTTATATTAATATGTATCAACGTAAAAACGTTTTAATTAAATAAAGATTATGGCTGAATTTAAATTTCCAAGCGAAGAAGTAGAATTACCTTCTAAAGGTTTAATATATTCTAAAGATCATCCCTTATCAAGCGGTAAAGTAGAAATTAAATATATGACTGCTAAAGAAGAGGATATTTTAACTAATCAATCTTATATCCAAAAAGGAACAGTATTAAATAAATTATTAGATTCTGTAATTTTAACTGAAGGAGTTAAACAACAAGATTTAATCTTAGGAGATAAAAATGCAGTACTAATTGCTACTCGTATACTAGGTTATGGTGCAGAATATAAATTTACTTACAGAGGAGAAGAAAAAGTTATTGATTTATCTACTTTAGAAAATAAAGAATTTGATGAATCGTTAATAACCCCTGGTAAAAATGAATTTTCTTTTACTCTTCCTCATTCTAAAACACCTATTACATATAAGATTCTAACAGGAGTAGATGAGAGTAAAATTGATAGGGAATTAGAAGGATTAAAGAAAATTAATAAAAATTCTTCTCCTGAGTTAAGTACAAGATTAAAATATATAATTACATCGGTTAATGGTGAAACTGGAGCTAAAGAAGTTAGAGAATTTGTTGATAATTTCTTATTAGCTATAGATTCTAAAGCATTAAGAAAACACCTTAGAGAAACTCAACCTGATGTAGACCTTCGTTATATAGACGAAGATGGGAAGGAGGTAGCCATCCCCATTGGGATTAGCTTTTTTTGGCCTGAGCTCTAAAATAGCACCTCAATTTAGGGTAGGGTTATTTACTCAAATACACTCTATATTATTTCATGGTAAAGGTGGATATGATTACCATACTGTATACAATATGCCAGTATGGTTACGTAAATTTACTTTTAAACAAATATCTGACTTTTATGATGAAAAAAATAAAGCACAAAAAACAGCACAAACTTCAGGTAAAACTTCATTAGTAGGGGAAGATGGTAAAGTTAATGCACCCGCATTTAAAAATGCTTCTAAATCATATCAAAATAAAAGCAGCTATAAATAGTTGCTTTTTTTAATATTTATAATAAAATAAGTATTAATGGCTACACCACAAGAAATCCAAAAACAACTAGAACGTATAGCAAAACTATATGAGCAATTAGGTGAAAAAAACCCATTTGCTGGTGCTGATGCTTCTAAACTTTCTCAATCTGAAGCCGAAGTTAAAAAATTAAGTGATTCCTTAAATGGTGTAAATAATAAACTTAAAGAAATTAATGAAGACGCAGAAGGATTAGTAGGGGCTTTTAAAGCTACTATAGATGAAATATCGGGTGTTAAATCCGGATTAGTAGATTCTAGAAAAATATTTAAAGAATTAACTTCTGTAGCTGAAAAATTACAACAAGATCAAGCAGGCATAACAAACCTAAATGAAAAGGATTTAGATGTTTTAAGACAAAAATTTGATATAAATAAAAAGGATTTAAAAACTGCCGAGGATAGTCTTAATAGACAAATTGATGAATTATTAGCAAAAGATAAATTAACAGCTGCTGAAGGCAGAAAATTAGATTTAGCAGAAAAGTCATTAAATACAATAATAGCACAAAAGGATGAACAAGATTCTTTACTTAATATCTTAGATGAAGAACTTAAAAAAAGGGAAGAATTAGAAAATGCTACAGGTAAAAACCTAGGGGTTGCTGGGGGAGCTTTAGGAGGATTAGAAGGTGTTTTAGATAAAGTAGGTGGGGGTAAATTTGGTAAAATGCTTGGCATTGAAGATGCTATGAAAGCCGGTACTAAAGAAGCTAAGCGTTTAGCTAATCCTAAAATAGGAGGTAAAGCTGGTAGTTTAGGTAACCAATTTAAAGTAGCAAATAAAATGATTGGCACAATGGCTAAATCATTAATGAAAGCTTTAGGACCAGTAGCTATTATAGCTGAATTGGTTAAAGGATTATTAGCTGCGGATAAACAAACCAATGAGTTAGGTAGGTCAATGATGATGACCAAAAATGAAGCTAGAGGATTCTCAGCTAATATCTCAGCAGCTGCAAGATCTAATTATCAAATGGGTATTACGGGTACAAAAGTACTTGAAAATGTAACTAAATTAAACAAACAATTTGGTTTTATAACTGAGTTTAGTGGAGAGACTTTAGTCAGTATGACTAAATTAACTTATACTCTAAAAATCGGAGAAGAAGCTGCAGGTAATTTAGCAGCAGCAGCTGAAGCAACTGGACAAAATTTCGAAGATAATTACAAAAATATTCTTGCTGCAAGTTATGAATTACAACAACAAGCAGGAACTCAAGTTGATTTAAGAGCTGTACTTGAAGAAACAGGTAAAGTAACGGGTCAAATTAGAGCTAATATGGGGGGTAATACTGTTGAAATAGCAAAAGCAGTTACAAATGCTCGTTTATTAGGTGCTGAAATGGGAACTATAGCAGCAGCTGGAAAGCAACTTTTAGATTTTGAAAGTTCTATATCAAAGGAAATGGAAGCAGAGTTATTACTTGGTAGAGATATAAATCTTGAAAGAGCAAGAGCAGCTGCTTTAACAGGAGATCAAGTAACACTCCAAAATGAATTAGCTAAAGAGATGGGTTCATTTGAAGATTTTACTAAAATGAATGTTATTCAACAAGAAGCTTTAGCAGGTGCTTTAGGAATGAGTGCTGATCAAGTTGCTGATATGTTATTTAATCAAGAAACAATGAATAAATCAGCTAAAGAATTACGTGCTTTGGGCAAAGATGAATTAGCAAATAGATTAGAACAAAAAACAGCACAAGATAAAATGAATGCCGCTATGGCAGAACTAAAACAAGTTTTTGTTGATTTAGGAACTGCATTATCTCCTATATTAAACATACTATCTGTTGCAGCTGGTATTATTTCAACTATAATTGGCTTTACCCAAGATTTATTAGGATTTATAAACCCATTTGGAGATTCATTTGGTAAAATAGACTTTGAAAGTTCTGCTGGTGTTGGGGCAGCTAAAGGATTAGGAAAGAGTATTGGGATAAAAGATGGTGTTATAGGCCCCAGTGGAGATCTAATTACAACTGCTCCCGAAGATTTTCTTATTGCTACTAAAGACCCGCAACAAATGGTTTCAAATGTAGCATCAAAATCAACTCCCCCAATTGATACATCAAAGTTAGAAAGATTACTAGAAGCATCCCTTAATAAAAAATCCCCAGCCCCAGTAATAAAAATGAATGATGTAAAATTAGGTACTGCTGTAGATATGGGTGCATTTTCTATACAATAATAATATTTATAATAAATGTTTAACAATTAAAACTTACAATTATGACTTTAATTAACAAATTTGAAAAAGAAGGGAGTACTTTAACCCCCTTAAGAGGCGAACAACCTTCAGCTCCATTAAAATCAGGAGGAACTATTCCTGTAAATAATACTTTTTCACAAGGTACTTACCAAAATTTTGTTTCTGATGCTCCTAGATCTAAGGATGCAACCGGGAATGTATAATTTAAAAACTTAACTATTGCCTAAGTTATTAAATATAAAAACAGATCTTTCTAGCTATACATCTGCACAATATGGATATGATAGACGTGGATCAGGTCCTCGCAATACTAATGCGAGTGGGCAACCCTATGAAATTGAAGGACTCCCAAAAAGAAATTTTAATGAAAAAGACTTTAATAGTGGAATTGGTCCTAAACAAGCCGAAGATTTTATATTAAGAGGTGGACAACTTCTCCCTGAAACAGTAGCAAAAGATACTTCTAGATTAGCTAAAATGTTTGTTGATTTAAAATCCCCAAATGGGCTTTTATTTACAGCTAAACAAGAAGTTTTATCAAGAACTGGAGTTAATATTTTAGCAACATCTGGTGGAACTAATGATAATCCTAATAATAGATTACCATTAAATGACGGTATATATTTACCTACCTCTACTTTAGCACAATCTGCTGTTAACCCTTTTGGAGGGCATTTATTAAAACAAGGAATTAATCCTATTTTTGATACAAGTGAAGCAGCTGCTCGAGGTAATAGAGGTGGACTATTCTCTTTTATAACTGGTAATAGTTTACCACTTTCTAATCCTATTTATTTTGAAACTTCTGCTTTTAGTGAAAGAATTAGTAATTCCCCTCAAAGTAGATTAACTCAATTTTTAGAAAATAAAATAAATTCTCAAACAAATAGTAATGAATTATATTCATACTCTGGAGGTCCAAATTCTGTTTTAGGGGTAGGAAAAACTGTAATAAGTGCTTTACCTGATCAAAGAACAGGATTAAATAACCCCCAATTAATAAGTAGTGGTTTTTTTTCAACTGGAAAAACCCCTAATACTAATTTTGGTTTTGATTATAATGTTTTTAAAGGAGGAACTTCAAATTCAAATTTTGAAACTTTTAGAGGAGGTACATACTTTGGTAACCTTCAATCATCAGGCTCAAAGTCAGTAACAGGAAAATATTCAACTCAAACAAATACCCCTTTATCAAATCTTTTAAACAACCAGTTTAAAACAACTAATGATAAAATAAATGGTGGGTACATAAGTGATGTAGGCCAAAGTGTTTACCAGCCTGGAGGATTTCAAAACAATACAGCAGGTGTAACAGGACTTGGTAATTCTCTAAATTATAACCAGTTAATGTCTGCTAAAGGTACTGATGTTGTTGCTGTTGGCAATGGCAATAATGACTACCCACAGGCTGAAATTCTTCAAGATTTTAGAAAAAATACTAGTGCTGATTCTGCTGATAGTCCTGATTATACAATCCCCACAAATAGATATGAACAAAGAGTAAATTTAGGAGATGCTGGGGCTAAAAATGTAACAACTAGCTATGTAGCTGGTAATAATAAAGCTTTAGATAATATAAACTCATTACAAATATATAAATCAAGTAATGTAGATTTATCTAAACCTATAAATGATTTATGTAAATTTAGAATTGGGGTAATAGATAATGATAATCCTAATTTAAAAACATATATACACTTTAGAGCATTTTTAGATGAAATGAGTGATAGCTTTAATGCAGATTGGACAGCACAAAAATTTGCTGGTAGAGCCGAAAATTTATATAATTACCAAGGATTTGATAGAAAATTTAGTTTAGGTTGGACTGTAACTGCCCAATCAAAACAAGAATTAATGCCGATGTATCAAAAACTAAACTATTTAGCTTCAGTATGTGCCCCTGATTATTCTAAAGATGGATATATGCGAGGTAATTTAATAGAATTAACAGTTGGAGGATACTTATTCAATCAGGTTGGAATAATGACAGGAATTAATTATACTGTACCTATGGAATCACCATGGGAAATAGCAATTAATGAAACATCTAATACGGGCATAACTAAAAGTGATCAAAGTGTTAAAGAATTACCTTTTATGATAAAAATTTCAGGATTTAATTTTATACCAATTCATGATTTTGTACCAAATGTGCAGAAAAATATTTTTGCTGAAACTAATCAAGCAGGTCCTGGTACATTAGGTGATTTATCTACATTTGGTCCCGAAAAGTATATTGCGTTATCTAATGGTTTCTATGGTGATG